AGAGACATCTGAGCGTAGCTTTGAAGAAGAGACAAAACTGTCTGGTTTCTCTGCTGCACCTGTCAAGAACGAGGGCTCTGCCATCGCTTATGACAATGCACAGGAAGCATGGACTGCTCGATACAACCACGAAACCATTGCTTTGGGCTTCAGCTTGACTGAAGAGGCTATCGAAGATAACTTGTATGACTCACTGTCTGCTCGTTACACGAAAGCTTTGGCCCGCGCTATGGCTTACACCAAGCAAGTTAAAGCTGCATCCGTTTTGAATAACGGTTTCAGCAATGCTTATGCTGGTGGTGATGGTGTTGCTTTGTTCTCTGCTAGCCACCCCTTGGTTTCTGGCGGTACCAACAGTAACGTTCCATCTACCCCTGCTGACTTGAATGAAACATCGTTGGAAAACGCTGTTATTCAGATTAGCTTGTGGACAGATGAGCGCGGCTTGTTGATCGCTGCTAAGCCTAACAAGCTGGTGGTTCCACCTGCATTACAGTTCACGGCAACTCGCTTGCTTGAGACTGAATTGCGCGTGTCTACTGCTGACAACGATATCAACGCATTGAAGAACAATGGTTCTATCCCTGGTGGATTTACCATTAACCACTTCTTGACCGATACTAACGCTTGGTTCCTGACCACAGACGTTCCTAACGGCATGAAGCACTTTGTGCGTACTCCCTTGTCACAGTCTATGGACGGTGACTTTGATACTGGTAACGTCCGTTACAAGTCTCGTGAGCGTTACAGCTTTGGCTGGAGCGATCCATTGGGCATGTTCGGTTCTGCCGGCGCCTAATATTTCTTAGGAAATATTTGAATAAGGGGGCTTGTGCCCCCTTTTCTTTTGTTGTATATTGCTTTCAACCCGGGGTTATCCGGTGCATTAGACAGTCCCGGCTGACGACATACAGACTAATGCGCTCTACTTGTATGTAAGGACACATCATGGCAACCACCACGTTTTCCGGCCCAGTCGTATCTCAGAACGGCTTTCAAACGGGCACTTCCGCTTCTCCTATCGCTGTAACTACGGCAACAAATATTGATGCTGCGTATGCAACGTCATCTGCCGCTACTGGTGATACACGCTTGTCTTATCAGCGTTTGGCTTTTACGTCAACTGGCTCTGGTGAAACTTACCGTGCCCTGACGCAAGTCACAGGCGCTAACGCAGCTACTGGCGGTACTGTTAACGGCGCTCACATCAGCTTGAGCATCAATGGCTCTGGCACTATCTCTGGCGCAGGTAACGCTCTTCGCGCCACTCTGGGCGGCACATCTACAAACCCCGGCGGTACGATTGCAGCTATTCAGGCTGACTCTAACTTTGCCTCTGGTGGTACTTGGACAAACGCTTCTTTTATCCGCTTTACAAACAGCGGTACTGGCACAGTGGCCAACTTGTTTAACGTTCCATCTGGCATGATTACTGCCAATACACAAGGTGCAGCTACAAACTCATTGAAGATTGTAGACAGCGCAGGTACTGCGTACTACATCATGTTGACTACAACAAACAGCTAATATGCAAATCACCAAGGAATTCTTGGAGACTGAGATTCGTGAACTTGAGACTGAAGCACATAAGGCCCAAACCTTTTTGACTCAGGCTCAAGCCACAATCCAAGCGTACAAGATGCTGATCAACAGGCTAGAAGCCCCAGAACCGGAGCAACAACATGACGATGCAGTATGACGTAGAGTCGTATCACAATACCGTTTCGGGCGTAGCCGTGCCGTATCGCACCCGCTTGAAGGGCGTTGTGCTCTCTCCCTCAACATCTACTACATTCAACATAGCTTTCGCCAATAATGTGGCCCAGTCTGGGACGTATGACATTCCCGGAACAACAACTTGTACGGTGACCATCGCAGGTCATGGGGTTGCTTTAGGTTCACGTGTGTGGCTACAGTTTGATGGCGGTGACGCCGTTAGCAATATATATGTGGTAACAGCAGTAACACAGAATACTTTTACGGTGACAACAGGGGCGTTAACCACCTCTGGTGACGTGGTTGTGTATAACCAAATTTTAGTTGAGCTTGATTGTTCAACTGGCACTTCGTTCTATACGTTGATTCCGGGCGAAGGCATCTTGGCTTTAGATGGTATTTATGTTGGGTTGCCAACAAATACCGTAACCTCAACCATTTTTTATGGGTAAGGGGTAATCCATGACAATGCAGTATGACGTTAAAGCAATCCATCAAAGTGCTTCGGGCACGGCGGTAAGTTACGCTACACGGTTAAAAGGCATTACTGTAACTTCTGGCACATCTTCAATACGTAATATGGCTGTTGCCGATCCTACAGTGAGCAAATCAGGCACATACAGCCAAACAACAACCACAATTACCGTGACCATTACTGGACATGGGCTGGTCAACGGTCAACGTGTTTTTTTGGATTTTACAACCGGCACATCAAGAGATGCAGTATTTGCAGTAACGGTAACAAATGCAAACGTGTTTACTGTAACTTCTACAACCGCTAGTACATCCGGCAACGTGACTATGTACACAACTTTGTTGTTGGAATTGGACACATTCAGCACGGTAGGCTTGCCAATCAAAATTCCTGGTGAAGGTATTTATTGCCCCAACGGTGTTTACGTTGGCCTTGGTAATTCTGTAACGGCGACAATTTATTATGGCTAAGTCACCAGCATGGCAGAGGAAAGAAGGCAAGTCCGAGAAGGGCGGCTTGAACGCCAAAGGCCGAGCCTCCGCCAAAGCGCAAGGTATGAACTTGAAACGTCCCCAGCCGGAAGGCGGCTCTCGCAAAGACTCATTCTGTGCGCGGATGGGTGGCATGAAAAAGAAGCTAACCAGCGCCAAGACGGCAAACGATCCGGATTCAAGGATCAATAAAGCATTGAGGGCTTGGAATTGTTAGATCTAAACACCGCTTGGTCTGCTGTCTTATCCTTAGTGATTGGACTGCTAGGCTACATGATGAATGAAAAGTTCAGGGAGCTGGCTCGTGTCACGATCCTGTTGAACAAAACACGTGAGGAGGTTGCCCGTGATAACGTTACTCAAGCAGAAGTTGACAGAATTACTAACCACATTGACCAACGCTTTAACAAGCTTGAAGCAAAAATTGACCAGCTTATTCAAGCGGGGAAATGATGCCGAGCAAAAGTAAAGCGCAACACAATTTCATGGCCGCGATAGCTAATTCGCCATCGTTTGCTAAGAAAGCAGGAGTGCCCATGTCAGTGGGTAAAGACTTTGTAACTGCCGATAAAGGCAAGAAATTTTCTAAAGGTGGCGATATGAAAAAGATGAATATGGGTGGATATGCAGACGGTGGTATGCCAATGGTTATGAAAGATGGAAAAAAAGTTCCAACTTTTGCTGCTGACGGTGTTGGCAAAATGAAGCATGGCGGCATGACTAAAATGGCTAAAGGCGGCATGGCTCATAAAGATGTCAAGATGGACAAGAAGATGATGCAAAAAGCCGTGAACAAACACGAAGGCCGTTTGCACAAAGGTTCAGCTATGACTAAGTTGGCTTCTGGTGGTATGGCTCCATCTAAGATGGGCGCTGTTAAAACTGGTAAAACACCAGATGGCATTGCTACTAAAGGTAAAACTAAAGGAACAATGATTGCTATGAAGCGTGGCGGAAAGTGCTAAGCCATGAAAAAATACGCTGATGGCGGTATCTATACTGCTGAGATGGGTAAGCCTCCAATGAATCCTGAAAGTGCACCGGCTACTAAAAAGCCTATGCCTAAAGCACCAGTACCTAAGAAACCTGTACCTAAAGATACAGTGTTCCGTGAAGGTATGCCTGTGCCCCAAGACATTGACGGTAGATCTGTCAAAAAAATGGCCAAAGGCGGATCAGCTTCTAGTCGTGCTGATGGTTGTGCTACTAAGGGTAAGACCAAAGGCACAATGATTACCATGAAAAATGGCGGGATGTGCTGATATGGCAGCCTCAAAAACTTCAGTAGTTAAATCTTTAAAAAAAGCTGGATTCTATGAGGCTCCAAAACCTAAACGTCTTAGCATTATTAATAAAGTTACAACCAAACCTCAACGGATAGAGATAGTTGATAAATTATTTTTAGCTAAGAAGAAAAGTAAGGGTAACGCAAAATGATGGCCAGCCGTGGAATGGGAGCAATATCTCCCAGTAAAATGCCAAAAGGAAAGCGTAAAGCTCGCCGCGATAATACTGACTTTACGCAATATGCTGAAGGCGGTAAAGTCAATGCTGCTGGTAACTATACAAAGCCAGATTTGCGTAAGCGAATTGTGTCTCAAGTAAAAGCCGCAGCAACGCATGGTACTGGCGCTGGTCAATGGTCTGCTCGTAAAGCTCAACTTGTAGCTAAAAAATACAAGGACGCTGGTGGAGGATATAGAGATTGAAAGCCCCCCAAAAATCGCTTAAGGATTGGGGCGACCAGAAATGGCGCACTAAGTCTGGTAAACCGTCAAGTAAGACGGGGGAGCGATATTTGCCCGAAGCGGCTATTAAGTCTTTGTCTCCGCAAGAATATGCGGCTACAACCAAAGCCAAACGTGCTGGCAAAGCATCTGGTAAACAGTTTGTAGCTCAACCTAAAGCAATAGCAAAGAAAACGGCAGGATTTAGATGACCACTACCGGCTCAACCCTATTCAATATGGATTTCACGGAGATCGCTGAAGAGGCGTGGGAGCGGGCTGGTCGTGAAATGCGTTCTGGTTATGATCTAAGAACTGCCCGCCGTTCAATGAATCTGATGACCATTGAATGGCAATCCAAGGGTATCAACATGTGGACGATGGAGCAGGGGATCATTAACCTGACTCCGGGTTTATCTACGTATGCACTACCTACAGATACTATTGATTTGTTAGAACATGTTATTCGTACTGGATCTAATACAGCTTCTACCCAAGCTGATTTGACTATTACACGCATTAGCGTTTCTACCTATGCAACCATACCAAACAAGTTACAACAGGCGCGACCGATTCAAGTATGGATCCAGCGGTTATCTGGTGAGACAAATCCTACAAATGCTGTACTTGATGGTGCTCTT